GACCGGCTGTCTGTGCGATCTGACGCCGGAATATGCCCGGATCAACCGATGGAACCACGGCTTCGCGACGGTCGACGTGCACAAGGGCGGCGAGTTCGATGTCGAAAACTTGAGGATTGTCGACGGGAAGGTGAGGTCGTCATGAAACGCCGCCGCCCTGCCCTCCGGTTTCTGATCGGCGGCAAGCACTGGCGGTGGATCTACCGCCCGATGCGGTCCAACTATGGAACGTGCGACTACGCCTCCCGCACGATCACCATCGACACCCCGCAGGCCGGGAAGACGCGGCTCGATACCGAGATCCACGAGGCCCTCCACGCGCTCCAGTGTTTCGCGAACGAGGAGCACGTTCTCGACTGCGCATCGACGCTCGCGGAGATCCTGTGGGGCCTCGGCTACCGGCTGACCGACAAGGTCGACGGCCGCGGCTACCTGGGGGACTGATGCACTGGCTCACCGAAGACGAGCTCGCCCAGGCGGAGCAGCGGGCGCGGGTGTTTTCCGGGGCATGGACTGGCACGTCGGGGACGCTAGCCTCGTACGTCGTGCAGCTCGTCCACATGGTCCGCAGGCTCCAGGAGGCAGGAATGGCTATAGCCCGAATCGCCGAGACCCCGGCGGAGAAGATGCTCGTCGACGCCCTCGAGGTCGTTCGCAACCGCCGCGAGACCTACGGCCCGCCGCGTGAGCACTTCTCGCGGACGGTCCAAATGCTGAACGGTCTCCTCGCCGACAAACTTCGCGAGCCGCTGACCGAGGCTGACTGGGCGCAGATCATGATCATCGACAAGCTAGCCCGGCACCGCGGTCCGGCGAAGTCGGCCGACACGCCGATCGACCTCGCGGGGTACGCTTCGTGCCTGGCGGAGTGCGAGGCGTCCGGCTGACGCGGTCGTGTCGATTGTCGGTCGCAGGATTCGCCGTTCGGTGACATTCGGGGACAGGACATTGAACCGGGTGCGATTACGCCGATCGTGCCGGCGGTTCATCGTCTTGCTTGAAGATCCGCGGCATCGCCTGCCAGGCCTTCGGCCTGCGTGAATCGACGACGCGCGGGTCAAGGTACGACCGCCGCGTGATCCTGTCCGTCGAGTGCCCCAGGTACGCCGTAGCGTCGAGACCGGCGGCCGCGAGGTGTGACGCGGTCGACCTGCGCAGGGCGTGGAACTGGACATCACGACCCTCGCCCAGCCCGGCCCGGCGGGTGATCGTCTTCCACCGCTTCCGGAGTGCGGTCCCCGACGCGACCCACCAAAAGACCGAGGGTCCCTCGTGGCGGCTCACGGCGTCGACCAGGTCGCAGGCCTCCGGCGAGAGTTCGTAGACTCGCTCCTGTCGGCGGCCCTTCCTGATCGCGGCCGGGACCGTGAGCGTGGGCCGCTGCCAGCAGTGTCGCGGCGTGTTCAGAATTGCGTTGATCCGCTCGCCGGTCTCCAGGCCGACGGCAATCAACGCCCGGAAAAACACGCCTGCCGGAATCGGACCGACCCAGCCCCACGCGTACCGGGCGGAGTCGGCCAGGCGGACGAGTTCGTCAGCCGTGAACGCCCGCGGCACGCCCTGCGGCACCAGCTCCGGGGCGACCGTCGGGCGGAGTTTCACAAGGCCGCGGCCCTGGGCGAGGTTCCAAAGGGCGAGGATGCCGGACCGCTCGCGGGCGACGGAGTTCGGCGACTTCTTCTCCGCCATCGCGGCGAGCCACTGGGAGACGACCAGGTCGTCGAGGTCCTCGAGCGTGGCGGGCCGCCCCAGCCACTTGGAGAATTGGTTGATCGCGTGTCGCAGGAGGCGGACGCTTTCGGGCGAGCGGCCGCGGAGACGGAGCGGGACGTAGACGGTCGTCAAGAAAGTTTCGAGTGTCATGGTGTGATCCTCCTTCGCATTAGGGATAGGTCACACTTCCGTGCAGGGTTGCTCCCCCTTCCTAGTGGAGTGCCGGTCGTGACGGCTGCAACGATTGGCCGCGGCACGGCTGGTCATTTCATCGTTTGCTCCTGTCCCCGCCACTGTCAAACGTTGCAATCCTGCCCGGGAAAAGGAGCTCCCCGGCAGGACGGACACTCGCCGGGATAGACCCGCGGGCGTCTGGCGTTACGCTGCGGAGGCTATGGAGATGCTTCTCGACTCGCAGACCGGCAGGAAACTCATCACGACGGCCCAGGCCGCGAAGGAGTTTGGCTGCTCGACCCATTACATCCGCACCCTCGCCCGCGAAGGCGTCCTCTGGTGCCGAGTGGAATCCCCGCGGGTCGTCTTCTACGATCTCGAAGAGATCAGACGAGTCGCCAAGGATCAGAAGGCGAAGCGAAAGAAGCGGGGCGGAAGGCCGCCGAATGGATTCCGGGCCGCTTAACTAGCGACTTGGAGACCACTCATGCTTTCGCAGATCATCTACCTAGCACGCGCGGCCGCGTCTTTCTCCGTGACCGCGATCGGCCTGACCCTGTTGGTGGCTGCGGCCTCCAAGCCGACGGCCTGGACGATCGGCATCGCGGCACTGATCGCAGGAGGCGGGGCGCTGGCGTGGCCGCGTCGGCCCAACTCGTGGCGAAGCGACAAGCCGACCGACCGGCAGCTCGCCTATGCGAAGGACCTCGGCATCCCGCTCTCCCCCGGCATGACGAAGGGCCAGGTCTCCGACCTGATCGCGGAATTCAAGGACGCCATCTAGCGGCGTTTCCCGCGGGAAAACAGTGCCTAAAGAATTTTCGTGAACTGGCATTGACCAAGTTCCGATAAGTGTTCTAGGTTGTGCCCCGCGTCATGGATGGCACGGGACGACCGTACATCACAGTGCATGGAGGCACGGCATGGACGCCACCGTCTGGATCGAGATTGCGATTATGTTCCTCCGGCTCGTCGCCGCGGGACTGGCCGGGTAGCCCCGGCTTTTTGGCTGTCTCCAAAATCCGATAAGGGAATAAGGCATGGATGCCCACGAGCGTGAATACGCCGCCGCCGCCGAAGGTATGGCTGACCTGTACGGGTCGGCCACCGACCTTCCGGCGGTCGGCGATTTCGTCAACGGGAAAACGGCTGGCCGTTTCTGGTCTGGCTACGTGATCAGCGCGGAGCCCGGACGGCTGGCCGTCGAGTGTGCCGGTGCGTGGATCGTGGTCCACCCTCGCGACATGGTGAGGGCGTGAACATGGCCAGATCAGCACACCACCGCACGGCGTATCGGCTGGGGCCGCACCAATCGTGGCTGCAGCGGAAGACGTACCACCTTTCGAAGTTGTTCAAGGCGGTGCGGGCTGGCCTCGAGCTGGTCCGCAACCTCCGCCCGGTCGGCCCCGGCCTGTTTGCCCTCGACCGGCTCCACCTGATGCCACAGGCCCGGCAGGCGTTCGCCGACGCCGAGGCCTACCTCGAGGACGAGACGGGGGACGTGTGGAACTGAACCAGGCTATCGGCGCGTGGCTGATGTTCGCCTCCGGCATGTTGGCCGCGGCGATGGTGTTCATCGGGGCGGCCCTGTTTTTCATCGACCGAAGCGGCAACGGACGCCGCAAGCCCTGCCGGCGGGCGTGTGCCGGAAACGGATGCAACCAACGGCCGCGGACCGACGGACCGGCGAGCGGCTTTTCTCAAGGAGAACACGATGAGCGGATTTAAGAAGGCGACGAAGGCGAACGCGTGGCTGCGGCTCGGGCTGATCGGCCCCGCCGGCAGCGGAAAGACGATGACGGCCCTGCGCGTGGCCCACGGCCTCGGCGGCCGGATCGCGGTCATCGACACGGAGCGGGGCTCGGCGAGCCTCTACGCGGGCGAGCGGGGGCTCGGCTTCGATGTCCTTGAACTGGAGACGTACGAGGCCCGCCACTTCATCGAGGCGATCGCCGACGCCGAGGCGGCCGGCTACGAGGTGCTCGTGATCGACAGCCTGTCCCACGCCTGGGCCGGGAAGGGCGGAATCCTGGAGTTCGTCGACAAGGCCGCGAAGCGGTCGGGCGGCGGGTCGTTCTCGGGATGGCGGGATGCGACCCCGCTTCACAACCAGCTCGTCGACGCGATCCTCGGGGCGAAGATGCATGTGATCTGCACGCTCCGCTCGAAGGTCGAGCATGTCATCGAGCAGGTGAACGGCAAGACCCAGGTCCGCAAGGTCGGTTTGCAGCCGGTCCAGCGGGACGGCCTCGAGTATGAGTTCACGGTCGTAGGCGACGTGAACCAGGAACACGAGCTGATCATCACGAAGACCCGGGCCGCGTTCTTGAAGGACGCGATCATCCGCGAGGCGGGCGAGGACCTGGGGAAACAACTGCGGCAGTGGCTTGGGTCGGGCGACGCCCCGGCCCCGGCCCCGGTCCGCGTCGAGCCCCGCCAGCCGGAGCCGCCGCAGCCGCTCTTCGACCAGGTGATGGACTACATCGCCACCGCGACGAACGTCAAAACGCTCGGCAAGATCGGCGACAGGATCGACGTTCTCGCGAGCGAGGGGCAACTCGACGACCAGCAGGCTAAGGCCCTGCGGTCCGCGATCGAGGCCCGGCACGACGCCATCGAGCCGCAGGGGGTCGCGTGAACGACATCCCGCGATCACCGGCAAACCAGACCTGGCGGGAGTTCATGGAGATCGAGGCGGCGATTAACGACGACTTCGACGAAGTGCAGAGACGGATTCACAGGAAGCGATCGAAACCTCAAGGAAAGGACGGAGAACATGGCCGAATGGATGATGGACGACCTGCCGGAGGAGCCGGCGAAAACTGATCGCGAGATGGTGCCGGAGGGCGAGCACGGCTTCGAGATCAAAAGCGCGTCGCAGGGGGCGCACAAGTTCAAGGCGGGGGAGTTTTTGATGCTCCGCCTGTCGGCACTGAACGGGTCCTACTCGTTTGTGTTCTGCGACATCCCCTTTGGCAAGGAGGGCGTCCGCCTGGCAAAGAGCCTGGCCGACGCCCTCGGCGAACCGGCTACCGGGAAGTTGTCGCTCGACCCGGACGCGATCACTGGCCGCGAGGTCCGGGCGGTGATTTATCACCGCGTCGCGAACAGCGGGAAGACCTACGTCAACGTGTCGGAGTTCAAGCCACCCAAGACCAAGCCGGCGAAGCCCGCCAAGGTCGTAGCGGCGGCGGACGACATCCCGTTCTAGCGGACCACCGCGCCCCGCCGTGGGTTCGCCATCGTGCGACATCGGCCGCCCTGCTCGAGGAGGCGACGTATCGCGAGCAGCTCGCCGACGAATGTTTCCTCCACCCGGGCGGCGGGCCGGATGCCGCACGACACGCGGCCAATACACCAGGAGAGCAAGGATGCCGACCTTCATTGATGCCCAATGCGATCTGCCGCTGTTCGCGGCCGCCAGGAAGGCGGACCCGCCGACCTCGAAGGCGGCCGCCGTCGCGGCGATCGCTTTCGCGTCCGGCCACTGCCGGAAGATCCTCGACGCTCTCGCGTCAGGCCCAGGCACGAAGGACGAGATCGCCCAGCGGTGCGGGCTGACGGAACAACAGGTCGCCCGGCGGATGCACGAGCTGCGGCGCGGGCGGCTGGTGGTGGAGGTCGGCGAGGCGGTCTCGCCGACGGGGAACAGGGAGACGAGGTACGGGAGGGCTTATGGCCGGTGAATGGATCCCCTATGACGTTTGCCTACCGCAGAAGCCGGAGGTCCTCGAGCTCGTCGACCGGACGGGCCTCGAGGCCGACCGGGTCGTCGGGCGGCTCCTGATGCTTTGGGGCTGGGCGGCTCTCAACTCGTCCGACGGTACGGCCCGGATGTCGATCCGGCTCCTGTCGAAGGTCTGCGGGGGCGACGAATCGTTCTGGTTTGCGGTGCAGGATGTCGGCTGGCTGACGATTGACGCGGAAAACGGAATTGTTGGTATCCCCGGATGGGACGCCAGATTCTCTAAAGCCGCAAAATCACGGGCTTTAAGCACGGTCCGGCACCAGGTCGACAAGGTCGGGGGCGCAGCGCGCCCCCAGCGGGGGCGCACAGCGCCCCGGGCGGGGGCGCAACGCGCCAGAGATAGAGGAGATAGAAATTCTTCTTCCTCCCCTCCGGTGGCTGCGCATGACGGGGAGCCAGCGGACCCGCCCGGCTGGGAGACGCTCCGCAAGGCCTGGGCCTCCGGCACCGGGCGGCCCTGGAAGCTGCCCGCCCCGCCCGACAAGGTCGCCGACCGGCTGGCGGAGGCGGGGTGGTTCGAGAAGGCCCTCGCGGCCATCGAGGCCCTGCCCCGGTGCCGGTACTTCTCCGACCCCGTGACGCTCCCGCAGCTCGTCTCGCCGGGGTTCGTCGACAAGGTGTTGGGGGGCCAGTTCGACAACCCGCGGGAGCAGCGGCGCGGGCCAGGGCGACCGGACGACCGCCCCCCGCCGCAGGCGTTCAGCGGCGACGACGCGGCCCGGTTCGAGGCGACGCGGCGGAAGATGCTCGAGCAACTGAACAGCGCAAAGGAGGGCGCGGCGTGACGTACGACCCCAACTTCCCCGACGAGGTCTCCGACCTCGAGGACCAGGCCTCGGCGTCGAGTCTGGCGCTCGCCCCGTGGGTCGAGTCGCAGGCCCTCCCGATCCGCGAGGCCCACATCGCCGCGCGGGTCGCACTGGGCGATCGGAAGCCGAAGGCGAAGGAGCAGGCCGAGCCGCTCCGCTGATTCTCCACGCGAGCCGCCCGCGACAATTCTGGCGGAGGTTGCGATGGAGATCGACCGAAAGGAACTGGCGGAGATGGCGGCGATCGCCTTCCAGGGCGACGGCGTGGCCGACGTGCCCGAAAAGATCTGGTGCGACGAGTACGGGGGCGTGCTGTTCGTCCGGGCCTCCTGGTCGGACGGCATCACGGCCCACCGGACGAATTGCCTCGAGGACCTCCGCGACCTCGTCGCGGCCTCCTATCGCGTCGAGGCGGTGGCGGTCGCCTACTTTCGCGACATGGCCTGGACGGAAATCGACGACATGGCCCGCGTCCTCCAGGGCGTCCGCTAGGCTGGACTCACGGGGCCGTTGATTTACCGTCGCTGGTCGCATGGATGCGATCACGTTCACGGTTCCGGGTCCGCCGGTCCCGCAGCCCAGGCCGAAGATCTCGACCTGGGGAGGTCGGGGGCGGGCCTACGTGGAGAAAGGGCATCCGATCCACGCCTACCGGCAGGCCGTGCAGCTCGCCGCCGTGGCGGCCGCTCGCCAGGCCAAGCACGAGCAGACCGACGGGCCGGTCGTCCTGGTGGTCGAGGCCGTGTTCGCCCGCCCGCCGTCCCACTTGAACAAGGCCGGCGAGCCTCGCGCCTCTGCCCCGTCGTTCCCGCCGCGGGCCGACTGGGACAACCTCGGGAAGGGGGTCTGCGACGCGATCACCGACTCCGGGGCGATCTGGAGCGACGACGACCAGGTCGTGGACGGTCGCGTCGTCAAACGCTACGGCCGGGGGCCGGGGGACGCGCCGCGAACAATCGTCACCGTGAGGCCTTGCGATGGCGTTCCGTAGGGTGCTGACGCGCCGCGAGGAGCAGATCATCCGCCGCGAGCTGCGGAACGGATCGACCGACGCCGAGGCCGGCAAGGCGGCCGGCGTGTCGGCCCGCAAGTTCTACGAGGCCCGGCTCCACGAGCTGCTCGACGTTCCGCGGAACAGCCGCGGCCCTCGTCAGGATCGCGTCTACGAGCCGGCCCCGGAGTTTGAGGACATCCCGATCGAGGAGATCTACCGGCGCGCGGCGGAGCTGCGGGCGGAACGGTGGACGGAGGAGGAGCGCCAGCTCCGCTGGAACCCGCAATTCTCCCCGATCGAGGACGGGTAGCCTTTGAGCATGGCAACCGTAAAACCATTTGCCGGGACCCTCAACCTACCGGCCCGCGTCGGCCAGGCGATGTCGCAGCTCGTCGACACGTCCATTGACCTCACCGGCTACACCTTCTCCGCCGAGGTAGTTTCCGCGGTGACCTTTGAGCAGGTGACCGCGATCACGGTCTCCGCGGTCGACCTGGCGGCTGGGCAAATCAACTTGGGGATCGGCTCGTCGAGCATGGCCGCGATCGCCCCCGGCTCGTACCTGTGGCGGCTCGTCTGGACGCCCCTCAACGGCTCCGCGAAGACCGCGATCGAAGGGATCCTCGAGGTAAGCCGCTGATGCCAGTCAACGTCAACGTCGAGAACGAACAGATCGAGGTGTCGACGAACGGCCAGACGGTCTCCGCGACCATCTCCGGCGGCCAAGGGCCTGCCGGGCCGACGGGGCCTACCGGCGCGACCGGGGCCACCGGCCCCGCCAACACGCTCTCTATCGGCACCGTGGCCGGCGGGGCGACCGCCTCGGCGACGATCACCGGGACTGCCCCCGCGCAGACGCTGAATCTGGTCCTCCCGAAGGGCGACACCGGAGCGACCGGCCCGCAGGGTCCGCAAGGCGAGCAAGGCCCGGCGGGCGCGACCGGCCCACAAGGCCCGCAAGGACCAGCGGGAGCAACCGGAGCCGCGGGGGCGACTGGTGCGACCGGAGCAACGGGAGCACAGGGAGCAAAGGGCGATACGGGGGACACCGGCCCGCAAGGCCCGGCAGGCCCGACCGGCCCTACCGGCGCGACGGGTGCTACTGGCGCGACAGGAGCCACCGGAGCGACGGGGCCACAAGGTCCGGCGGGC